TTAACGACGTGAATCCGACAATGACAATCGACAAGAACACAAAATCACGTGTACGTCATGAAATCGACGGATCAAGTGTCCAACCGGCACACATCACGTTGAGCATGGGCGGTCAAACTTACAAAACCTTCGTTTCTGATATTTTCGACGAACACGAAAACGAAACCGATGTTCGCTTAGATGTATTCTAATAAGGAGGTAACAAGATGTACAACTTTAGAGACACGACAAGCGATTGGCATTTTCACGAGGAATGGTTACCGACAGTAGCTATGAACTTCGACGGCGGTTTCATTGAGCATATCGTACCCGGATATCGAACCCTTACGGTGTCCGGGCGTGAAATGCTCGGTGTAGAACTGACGACGGAAGATGTATTAAACGGCTGTATCGTGACCGAGGAACGCGTTCCGGCACGTGAGCTTGTAATTACATACCAACTAGATGCAAACAGCTCAGAAGAGCTTTTAACACGTTTTAAACGACTAGAAAGAGTACTCAAGATAGGCAAGGATGTGCCTATCTTTTTCAACGACGAACACGATTGGTTTTACTACGGTAGACTGTCAAAAGTGGATAGCGTACCTGTAGAGAGCAATAGTGTAGTAAGTAGTTTCACGATCTTATGTAGCGATCCAAGACGTTACGGCAAAACCATAACAACGAGAGAAGGTGTCATAAAACATCCGGGCTTGTTGATCCCTGTAAGCATGGAATTTGACGTTCGTTCAAATATCCCTTATTCGATTTCTAACGGTATTCAAACAATTAAAGGTATAAGCAACAGTACAAGAGGCGTAACGCACGTTAAACTCGATTTTATGGCGCACGAGACGTATTCTAATGGCAAACTAGACTACAAAATCATTTCTTTGGATTCCGACTTTGAAAACTTCACACTAGAGAACGATATGAAAATAATCGGAAATGTAGATAACTTGGTTATCCGCTATTCGGAGGTGTCATGATGCTTTATTTGTTCAATGAATTACAACAACTAATTAAGCGAGTACCGCGTCAAAAGATTGGCTCACTAGTGCAATACAAAGAAATTACGGCAGAACGGACAGAGTTATTGAACGACACGCTTGAAGCAAGTTGTTTATACGACGATCAAATCGAGAAAGCTTTGTTTATGGCGGTTAGGGAAGACAATAACGAGTTTTCTCTTTACCGCATTTTATCTACCAAAACAAGCCGTAACGTGTTAGGACTAAGCGGTGTGAACTTCGGTTCTGACGAATTAGATGGATACATAGTAAAAGACATCCGTCCGAACAATGAAGCGGCACAAACGCTTATCAATCGCTTATTTGAGAATGCCGGCGTCGAAGGATGGGAAATCCGTGTACATACACCGCTGCCAAGAATTACAGATAACTTCTATTATGTGACTGTCAGAGAGGCGTTGAAACAGTTACAGACGCACGGCATCGAGTTTACATTTAGCTGTGATTTAACAGAGAACGGTATCGCTAAAAAATACTTAGACGTGTACGACAAAATAGGAACAAACACAGGTACACGTTTTACGTACGGAGACAAGGCGCTGACGGTAGAAAAAGAAATCGAACGGACGAATATTGTAACCTCGCTTATTGGACGTGGACGAGGGGAAGAGGTCGGAGACGGATACGGACGACGTATTGAGTTCGACGACATAGAATGGTCCAAAGCGAAAGGCGACCCGCTAGACAAACCGAAAGGGCAAATCTTCCTAGAAGACCCTGAAGCGACGTTAAAATACGGTATTCCTGTAGGTTCTGGCATGCGCAAGCGTGAGAAGGTTATCGTCTTTGATGATTGCGATAGCACAGTAGAACTAATCAAACTCACACACGCGGCGCTGATTGAAAACCAACGTCCGCTAGTACAATTCAGTTCTACGGTATTAGGTGCGGAATACATTGGGAACACTGTGACGATTCATAGACACGACAGAGGTTATCATTACGAAACGCGTATCTACAAACAAGAGCGTGACTTCATCCGCAATGTCAAGAAAGTATACTTAGGAGACAACCTAACAAGCAACAACAAAACAAGCACGTTAAGCGCTGTTCAGTCTATCAACACGATGGAAAAAACGAAAATGACGTTCTATCAATCGACCGAGATTAGTAAATTCCAAGATGATATCATGCGTGGAGCTGGTAAAGAAGGCGGCTCGATTTATCAAGTGAACGGAATTGAAGCCGGTGTATCAGATAGTCGTGAAGTGTACGAATATGTGTGGATGAACGGCAGAAACATCCCTAGCTCGTCTCATTTCATGACAGCAAACAGCGAGGGTATCAGTTTCAAGGAATGCAAAAAAGGGCAATGGAAAACAATTAAGGACGTTCACAATGGCGATTCTCACACTGCATGGACAATCGACGGCACGTTTAACGCTAATTTCATTATGGCGGGTATTTTGCGAGGTATCCTCATCGAGGGGGCGTTGTTAAAAACTATCTATAGTGAAGGTGCGCAAAAACAATATCAAGCCGTTATGGATCATGGGAAGTTCCTTATTCAAGACGCAAAAGATACGCCAGACGAAATCGACTACTCTAATGGCAAATGGCGCGATCAAGTGCAAGGGAAAACAATAGCCGAGTTCCGTGGTACGTACGACGCGGCAACAGACAGAGCAAACGGTGCGGCAATCGTCAAGCACAAAGGACAAATCTTTTCTATCAACGTAATGGGTGATGAATACAGCACTTCTATTTTCCAAATACCAGCAGAAGCGCAAGCGGATAATCTTAAATACAGAATGAGAGGTAAAGGAAGCTTTGAAGATGGGCAAGTCACTTTCAACGACAAGGTTATCTTCAAGAAAGGTTTTGAAGTACAAGGAGAAACACTCTTCCATAACAACGTGACGATGAATAGCAATCTCGCAGTCAAAGGCGGTTTGACTATTAACAACGGTCAAGCTGTTTATCCAGGGCAAGGCGGAGGCCCGTCCGGTGGCGGTGGCGGTACTGGCGGCATTCCTGAAGGATTGAAAACCGACGCTGAAAAACGCGCATGGCAAATCTACGATATCTTGTTAGCGAACAAATTCACGAAGCAAGCGGCTTGCGGTATTCTAGGGAACATGCAACAAGAAACAGGCGGCACATTCGATCCAGACACGCGACAAATCGGCGGGCCGGCGTATGGATTGGTTCAGTGGGATGGTTCGGCATATCCATTGGTAGGACCGGCAACTTATGACGGTAAAGTGTACGTGCAAAACCTTTTCAACGCCGCAAACATCAAAGAACCGGTAGAAAGTTTACGCGGACAAGTCCAATTGTTACTATGGACGTTCGGCACGTCTCAATGGATGGGCGTTATCGAACCGTCGACAATCGCGGCTTTCAAAGCATGTACTGATCCGGCACTTGCGGCACGCGCGTTTGAGCGTAACTACGAACGGCCTGCAGCAACTCATCCAGAACGCGAAACTTATGCTATCCAATGGTACAATAAATTCAAGGACTTGAAACCGACGCAAGCAACAGGTGAAGCGGGTTTGAAACACTTAGAAAGTCTCATGAATACACGTGTAGGTAACGGACAATGCTACGCACTTTCCGCAGAATATTCGGGTTTCTTAGGTGGTTGCGGAATGGGAAGCGGAACAAAATATAGTTTTTCTCACGTGATTGGAGACACCACAGCGGCATCAAATATTGGTTCGGGTTACGATTGGGGCGCTGTAGGATGGAAAGTCATTTTCAATCCTTCGCTGGATCAGCTTGTCGCAGGGGCTATCATCAATTGGACACAAGGCGCAAGTGTCGGTGGACCGAATGCATGGACAACCGATCCGACCTATGGACACACAGGCGTTATCCGAGGAATTGAAGGTAGCGCAATCCTTACATATGAACAGAACACAGAATACGGGCAAGTCGTTGCTAAGTGCGTGCGCGGTTTCATCAGTGCCGGTAGCATCGCATCTATCTGTATTCCACCAAAATGAAAAAGGAGTTGTGAAACGTGGCGAAAGTTAAATATAGAGCGGTTCTTTCGTTGACAGAGCCGAATCATCAAATTTTCTTACGATTCCGACAAGACGACACGCAAACACAAACCCTTTCAGTAGAAATCACGGCGGGCGGAAGATTATTTCCGTTCGTCGGATATACTGTGGAGTTTGTGAACATCACACGTTCTGACAGCGGTCAACCAATCATCGAACGCGTTGACGAAGTTTATCCGCAAGAAGCAAGAATCGAATTTACACTAGGCGCGCGTTCCCTACAATGGTTAGGAAAAAATAAAGCCTATTTTAGTTTTAAAGACGCAGACGGAAACGAAGTGTTTTCTACTCAAAACTTCGAGTACGAAGTTATTCACGGTGTCCACAAAGAGCCAATCAAAGATAGTGGTTATTTATGGCAAGTTGAGGAAGTGTTAGAAAAAGCTAATCAACTTATCGAAGACGTAAGAGGCACACTAGGCGAAGAAGCCGCAACAGCATTAGCGATGAAATTGAATGGACACATTGAAGATAAAAACAACCCGCACGGAGTGACGAAAGAGCAAGTAGGGCTTGGCAATGTTCCAAACTACGGCGTAGCGACAATTGCGGAAACGAAAGAAGCAAAACTGGATAATAAATTTGTTACGCCCGCCGGTCTAAGAAGTTTTCAAGACACGGTAGCGCGCACATACCACGTAGCCTATACCGGTAGTACATATTTAGACGGACTTTCAGATAACGAAAATGCTCGCAACTCTGAAAAAATATGGCACAAAGACAATTTAGACGAAATCGAAGTAGACTTTTTCCGCGAAGGCAAAATCGTTTATTTCAGCGCTCGTTTAAAATTCAAAAACGGCAATGCAACATACGAGTACAGCATGCCTGTGGTGCAACCGCCTAACGGTTTCAAAATGCACAATACTATCAGTTATGGTTCGCTTAGCGGTGCTTTAGCTATGTGGCGGAATGATAAATCGGAAAATTGGACCGGATCGGCTAGTGTAGGCGAATACGCTTCAAATAACATTTTCGTCCGTTACAAAGGCGGTAACGGTAACGTGTATATTAGCGGTTCGTGGATCACAAATGAAAACTATCCAGATTGGCGACGTGAAGCTCGTACACGCATTTCAGCTATATACGGATGCCAACGTTTCGCGCCTAAAAATACGATGGCGGCTTTCGAAGAGGCGGTCAACCGCAAATATGACGCTGTAGAGTTCCGCGTACAAATCACAAAAGATGGTGTTCCGGTCGTGTGGGATAATAACGACGTATCGTTAGGAACAAACGGAACAGGATTCATCAATCAATTAACGTTAAGTCAATTAAAAGAATTTAACGTTAAGACGGACGGCTACCCTAATTATAATGGCAAAGCTTTGAAAATTCCAACGCTCGACGAAGTAGTCGCATTGCTATCTCAATACGACATCGTTATGACGATAGATAGCAACGAACAAGAGTACGGCGACTTTAGTGTAAGTTATCCGATTGTTTCCGTGTTCGATAAGTACGGCATTCCAGAGCGCGCTTGTTATTACATCCGAAACAACGAAAAACGCAATAACTTTAGACGAAACCATCCCAACGCAATCGTTTCTCGATTGTACACGCGCGAAATTTCTGTACATGCCGAAGCAAATGCATTGCGCAAAGAAAATAACGCAGTGTTGCGCACGGATGGCGACTATTTAAGTACAGAACGTTCCAAAGAGTTGATTCGTGAGCCAATTTGTTCTTGCGTAACAGGCGTCCAAGACCAACAACAAGCGCTCGATTATATTTGGCGTGGCATCGGCATGATAACTACACCAAACTTGTTGCCTTCCGAACTCAATGCCGGACTGTTAAATTAAGGAGGTTATGAAATGGATATCATTAAAAACGGAACTATCAAAGTTCCGACACAGCCCAAAGACTACGATTTACAAGCAACAGGGCTAGTTTTTAAGTCTTACGATAATCAAATCGCGTTAACTTTCAACATAGAAAAGCAAGACGGTACGCCAGCAGACTTATTAGGCGCTACACTCCGCCTGTTGATGTATGTGTATGACGAAGTAGATGGAACAGTGACAAAAGAACCTGTTCCTTTTATCACGAAAAACCTCATTACAGAGAGTTTTCTAAACGGTCATGTAAAATACATCCTACCAGAAGCGTTGAAAGCCTATAATGGCGTCGTGGAAACTTATGTATACATTGAGTATCCAGACGGATCGACAAGCGATAACTTAGGCTTCACTTTCCGTATGAAGCGTTCAGCGATCGACGGACTAGCACAAGATAAAGCGGACTATTTCATCGAAGACTTCAAACAATTGTTAGCGGCAGCAAGCTTAGAAGCGAACAAAGTAGTCGAAGGACTAGACCAAGAAATCAAAAACTTGCAACAAGCGACAAAAGACGCAAACACAGCAGTCGACGGCGCGATGGACCGTATTGACGGACTAGAAGCAGAAATCGGACAACTAGAAAGATTACGCGAAATGTACATCGATACATTAGATTTCGGCGACTATGATTATTCGGGGAATCCAAATTTAATGTGCGTAATTAAAGCTTCTGATTTTAAGAAACAGGGTGATAGTGACGTCTTAATATCAGGCGTAGGATACAATAGTATACGTTTAACTTCTCAAACGGTCAACCATCTTTGGACGTATACTGAAACTAACATACCTAGTTTAGTTAGTGGTAAAACGTATACTATGAGCGCAAAAGTTAAAATAGAGGAAGGTACAACTGGTAACATTGACCGGATAACAGTATCTTATCGCAAATCTCCGGGTGGTACAAGTTTACTTACTGCTACCGGTGAAGGAACAGTAGTAGGTAAAGAAATAATAATAAAGGGTACATCAACTGTTAATTATGAAATCACAGACTTATTAAGGTTTTATTTAGACATTGAGGTAGTCGGTGTTATAAACGGTAGTGTGATTGTTAGCGATATTAAGATCGAAGAAGGCTCAACAGCCACGCCGTTCCAACCAAACTTGTTAGCAGAACCTTATAACATGTGCCGCGAATATCCTAACGAAAATATTGCCAATCCTACAGTTAAGTTCCCAATCAAATCTAGCGCGTACCAAATATATGCAGGTGATATGGAAGAAGACCTTGTAATAGGTCAGACGTATACTATCGCACTTAAAGGAACAAAACCCGCAAGTCAAACATTTGTAGCATATAATGGTGGGGTTGTTAATTTGGGAAACCTAAAACCAGTTGAGGGATTGACAGACGTATGGTTTCTAACATTCACAGCGACGTATCTTGAGGCAACTGCACCTAAAGACCTTCGTATTTATCAGTTTCCAGAATCAACGACAGGCGCATGCCAAATCGACTGGCTTAAAATTGAAAAAGGAGCCACACGCACACCAATCAACATGCCAACCTACAAAGGCTTGGGCATCTTAGACACGAACGACCCTACTAAATACGTATGGAACTACACCGAACTAGTAGACGTCGACGGCATTCAAGACGCACTAGAAAACGTCGAACAACGCACCGCAATACTAGAAGGCAAGGCGAACACAATCGACGGACGACTAAACAACGTCAACACCGCACTAAACACCGTACAAAGTACCGCGGATCAGATTCTAGCCGAGGTAACAGCGGCGGACGTGATGAAAGAAACAGACTTGCCGGGCTATCTAGCAAATAAACCGATTGTTGCCGGTGGCATGGCAGACTTCGCGGGTAAAGTAGCGCAGAAAGTACATCCAAATCCGCATAAATGTGCAAAATACGCCCTTGCGTCCAATCATGCAAGCCAAGCGCCTAACGTGGTTGTGAACTTTGAAACGACGCAGAACGAATATGACAGAATAAGCAAACTAGATGGATCGACCCTTGACTTTTTGACTGGTACGATAGGAGCCACGGCAAACCTTGCGTTTAGATTTGATTTAATATCACAAATCGCAAAAGATTTTCCTTCTTTCTTTGACGACTGTCCGACACAAGAAACGAAAGTAGCGAAAATTCAAAAACACATCATCAGCGCAACGTTAACATTTAACGCAAATACAACTAACACGCCTTTGTATGTAGCGGCGGCACTGAATGACGAATGGAGTGCAGAAAAAGAATACGCGGCAACTAGCCAAATAACCGAACAAAAATATGCCGTTTTGAACTATAACTCCACTACGCGAAGTTATATCCGGAACGACGGTTCTATCATTTTCCGTGCAAGAACTCGAACGCTAGACGCGGCGGGAGTAGTTCAGTGTCAAATGGACTACGTACGTTTTGACTACACGCTAGACCTAAGTTCTGACGACTTTATCACGCCAATCGAAAGAGACGTAACGAAAGACAATCTCACACAAATCTTGTCGGATGACTCCGCAACGATTAAAGGTGTAATGGACTTTAAAGGCAAAGTCAGAGAAAATAACACAAACTGCCCGCACGCGGCATACATCAAAGACATCACATCGCAAGTTACGAACATGAGCGAAATCACATACGAAGCAGATGCCTACACGTACGATAAAATACAAAACAAAGACGACGGACTAGTATACTTCCTTGCTCCAGGAACGACAACTGGCCTTGTCGGTCAAGCTAAGTTTAAATTCGACTTAGTAACCGCAATCGAAAAAGAACATCCGCACATGTTCAAAGGACTAACAACAACGAAACAAAAAGTTGATGTTCTAAAAGCGAAAATACAAGAGTTGAAATTCAATGTGTGGGCGCGCGGAGAAGGCACGAACGGCAATATCCAAATCGGAAGTTCATTGTCAAACGTAGACGCAATCGACACGCGGGAAACGAAAGACATCGGAGAAACAACTGAGTTTGCACGCGCCGAGTTCTACAGCGATAGTAACTACGCTTGCGCTCAACGTATCAACGACGATGGAACAGTCTTGTATTGGTTATGTGGTAGCACCGTAAGCGATTCGTTACCACAACCGAAAGTTATCATCGATTACGTGAACCTAGAATACACGTTAAACGATAAAGTTAGTGAGTATGTAGTGAAACAAGACGATTCGGTATACGCTAAGCTGAAATCAGATGTAGCGACATTGAAAACGAATATGGTAACTGAAAAGCTAGAAAAAGGAAACGGAAAAAGCGGTGTCGATTCAGCTAAAGTCGATTCTGTTTCGGAGGTTGTATGGGAGTTTCATCGAGTAGGGAAACGCGTGTTCTTTACAGGACGCGTAAACATGGCGAAAGGTGTAGATAGCGGAAATACCATGTTCAAAATCGTCGATTTACCTACTGAGTTTGCGCCTTCAGTCGGCGAAGGTTTAGACGTTATCGCGTTGAGTTGCGAGCAGTGGACTGCACCGCGTGGCAACCAAGCCGCCATCTTAGTAGCGACAGGAGATAAGCCGGGTATCTATTTCAATACAGGGCGCGTAGGGAATCACTATATCAGCGGTTCATGGCGAATAAAATAAAAAAAGGAGACTGACTGAAATGCTAACGATTATCTTATCTATACTGCAAAGCATCCCACAAAATCCGTTGTTTATCGTGTTATTGGCGGCAATCGGATTGGATGTGTTTACCGGTTTTAGTAAGGCGGTCGTGCTAAAAAAACTGTCTAGCTCTATCGGGCTAGGCGGTTTAATGAAGCACGCAAACGTATTAATCTTGAATGTGGTAGTTTACACTATTTTAACTATGATGAACCTAACCGCAGGCATTCCATTCGTGTTAGGTTTTTACATCTTTACATACGCAGTGTCAATCACTGAAAACTATTTAGAATGCGGCTTTCCGTTTCCAAAATCTGCGAAAGACTTATTTGTCAAACTACGAGATTTCACAGACGATTCCATTGGAAACTTAGCAAATAAAAACAAAGGAGACAAAAAATAATGGCAGTGAATATGGACGGCGCAATCGCGTACGCAAAAAGATTTGTAGGTAAAGTTCCTTATAGCATGACCGGCCCACGTGATCCGGAAAGAGGAACAGCCGACTGTAGCTCGTTTGTTTATTGGGCAGTTGTGAGAGGGGGAGGCGGTAAACAATGGCAACACGCTTGGGCGCCTTCTACGGTAACAATGCCACAATGGTTATACGACAATGGCTTTGAGTTGATTGCGGATAATAAATCATGGAACATGCAAAAAGGGGACATCGTTATTTGGGGAGAACCGGGCAATAGCTACGGAGCAAATGGACATACAGGTATTTGCCTAGATAACCAAAACTGGATCGAAGAAACGGGTTACATTATGAACGTTGGTATCTTCAATCACGACCAACGACTAGCGCAAGCCGGATATCCTTATTGGCAAGTATTCCGCGTAAAAGGTGGCAGCAAACCTACACCAAGCAAACCTACACCAAGCAAACCAAAAACACACGCACAAGCCGTGCTAGAAAGCCCAGCAATCCATCAAGGAAACGCGTGGGGTAAATTAGAGGTATTGGATATGCCTAGCAAAAACAAACTACACGTAAGAGGATGGTTAGTGCCAGATAAACCAACAGGTCCAATCGGTACATATGCATATATCATCATCATGCAACACGGCACAAATAAAGAATTGGCACGTGTTCAATCTGCCGGCATTAAACGTGCGGACGTTAAGAAACAATACGGATACAAAGGCGGAGAACATTTAGGGTTTGATGTGACACTCAATGTAGGCTGGATGAAAGGAAAGAAAGTAGATGTTATCTTACGCAGATGTAACAAAGCGAACGGAGAGGGCGCTGTGAATGACGTGAGAATCAAGGATATCTATTTGACGATTGTTTAAGCATTAGTTACGGTTTTTGTAACTATGCGAAAAAGAGGGCTTACGCCCTCTTTTTATTTTGATCTTTGAAATATTTCTGGATGCCTTGCCGCGCCAAATTGTCCGCACATCGGTTGTTTTCGCGCGCGTGCCAAGCGAGGCCACAAAACTTAAATTTTCTCATCATCAATATAATGCGTTGTTCTAAATTGGTTAACGGCAAATCATCAATTTCATCAACCAATTCATTAATACGCCAGACTAGACTGTTGTTATCACTCTTTATTACGAGTACAGTATCTTTTGCACCAAACTCATTCATAACGCGTTTTATTCCGTAATATAAAGCTAGCGTCTCGGCTTGTTGCGAGGTGTAAACGTTCTTTTCGTAGGTACTCCACTGATATTGCTTGCCGTCAACTAGCACTTGACAACCGATACCACACACACGAGATTTCTCTCTGAAACTTGCGTCCGTATATAACCACACAATCATATGCGATCATTCCTTTGTATAAATTAATCCGCCGTCAATCGTTAATTCATTCGATGCTTTCAACTCTTAAACGTTCGCTTGAATAAACAAAGTATTTTATATCTTCGTGCATAACTCGGTAGTCCAACCTTTCTTCCGTAACACCTATTAAAACAGGGTTGGCAAATTCCGTCGCATAAGCTAGAAGTTGCTTTGTAGGGTTCGCCTTTCCTTTTTTTAATTCAATAATAACCGGACGTCCGTCTTCTTTTGCCTTAGCTAAAATATCAACGCGCCCTATTTTGATTTTATATTCTTTTGCTATAAAAGTATATTCTGGAAATAGAAGGTCGAAATTTTTGACTATTTCGTCTTGTAATTCTTTCTCGCTTTTTTCACATTCTTCTTCTATTTTAAGAGCGTGAACGCTTTCCAATAATAATATATCTTTCAGATGGATCAGCGCGCGTGTGTCAAATTTAAGAGTTAGCATTATTTCTTGTAAAACTTCTTGTAACCGCCGATATTCTTCTTTGCACGATATGCTAAACTTTATTTCGTTAACCGCAATAAACAATTCTTCGAACGTTTTGCACTCTTTCAACTTTTCAATATTTACTAAAATTTCTCCGTTTTCGTTTTGTGTCGTTTTGATTAGTTCGTTCATGTTCTTTTCCTCCTGTGATTTTAAATCAAACTTCGTCGTATGGATTTAACGCTTCAATAGATACCGCCTGAATCAATTCCCAAATTTCAAACGGAGAGAGGTCGGGTTCTCCAAATACAACATTGTTAAAATGTAACGTTTCTTGAATTGTTTCGATAACCTCGAAAGGATGTAGCGTTCCATTTTGTTCATACAAAATTTTTCTTGCTGATTCGTACAATGTATCTAACAATTGTTCTTTATCCATTTAAATCATCCTCCTTCACAACGATAACCATCTTTTTAATTTGATTTCGCGGAATCATATATTCTAATTCTAAAGTGTCTTTGTTAAATAGCTCCAAGCCGTAGTCAGTGATCGCTAGTTTCGTATGCACAAAATACATTTCTCGTCCTTTATAAGTCGTTACGATCAATTGTGTTACATCTTCTAGCATAATTCTTTCTCCTTTCTATTCTGTTTCACCTAACAAAATCGGCAAGATGTCATCCACATCACGTGCAAAGAAGAGGGTAGGCGGGAAGTTGTACGTTCCTTCTTGTTCTAATTTAACTAGTTGTTTTATCAAATCATCGTAGAAATCTTTGTAATTCACAATAATAATCGGCACTTCATCTTTAGCTCCGACAGCGACTTTCGTCAACACCTCAAACAATTCATACATCGTTCCAGAACCACCGGGCAGAATGATAAATGCGTCGCCTAATTCAATCAAACGCGCTTGTCGATCGATCAAACGTTCTTCTAAGTAAAGTTCTTCGCAATCCATGAATGGACGTTCTAAGTGTGCTAATTCTTCAGGATAAACACCAATGTTATAACCGTTGTAATCATATGTTCCGGTTGCTACCGTTCCCATTACTCCCGCGCTAGAACAACCGGTAACGGTGGCGTATTGGTTGACAGCTAACAGCTTGCCAACCTCATAACCTAGTTTTAAATAATCTTTATCTACATCATCGCGCGCGCTACAAAATACACAAACATTTTCATAATGCATTACTCATCAGCTCCTAATTGTTCTAACCAAGTCGCGCCAAAAACGTCGTACATACCTTCCAAAGTAGCGTTGGGATCATCTGCTAACCATACAATCGCTGTACAAGCAATCGCTAGTTGTGCGAACTCGTTCATTTCCTCAACTGTCATACCTAAGTCTACTGCTTTCTGTCCTAGCTCATCCAAACGTTCGCCGCCAATACCTAAGAATGCCACCATTTCCATCTCTTTCTTTTTATCCATTATTCTTCCTCCTTGTCTTCTAGTGTTTTTTGGATAGACGTTCCGAACGTATGCATTGCTTTTCCTAAGTCGTTAAAAGATTTTTCAAGCGTTCCTTCGATTAATTCATCTTCATCTTGATTTGCTAGCGTTATATTTAATTCATCTAGCGCTTTATCTAACGCTTTCTTCGCGTTGTTTAACTTACGCAAGGGCCACAGCACACGTAAAAACTTAACAACCTCATAAGCAATAACCGCACCTAACACGTAACAGACAAACATTAAAAATAGTTCCATTATTTTTCCACCTTTCTAGTAAGTTCTGTCATGATTTCTTCTTTAGTGAAGCTTGTCCAATCTGTGATTTTTGAATGTTGAATTAAGGCGCCGTTGATTTTGATAAACGCGTTTTCCGGATTCATGTAGATGTGTGTTGCGAAATCAAAGAACACTTTTAATTCAGCATCGTCTACACCAATCGCATAAACGCTTTTTTCGTTTCCTTCATCCACATTAATAACTAGCAAATGTTCATACATACTGCTCACGTTCCTTTTTATCTTTTGCAATTAGTTCTTTGTATAAGTCGTGCAATGCTGGATTGTTATCCCAATTAATAGGCTGACGTGCATTTTCACGAGATAGTTGTGCCGCTAATGCCGCCGCATTTACAATCGGCAATCCTAACGCTATTAATTTTTCGAAACGTCCTTTTGTTTCTGGTTCTTTAATCTCTCGTAAGTCTTTCCAAATTTTATTTTCCATGCCTGTTTCTTGTCCGTTGTAGAGTAATTTGTGTCCTTGTTGACTGAAAACCAAGCGAGCAATATCTTCATGATCTAAACTCAAAACAGAGTAGGCACAAGCAATATCATGCGATTGAATGTAGGCTAAGTTGTCCTCTTCTAACACGTCAGACCATTCTTTCATTTTCAAAATACAATCTAGTGTAGAACCGTTACGGTGCGTTCCTTCTAATTTTAGTGGTGCGAGGTGCTCGAATTGAATAACGCAGTCTAACAACCCTTCGTCAATCCATTGTTTTGCTCCGTGGGCGTCGATTCCGTTTGCTTCGCCCATTAGAAACGCGTCTTCTTTAATGCTATAAACAATATCTGCTAAGTGTTTCATGTATTCATGTAGCTTAGGCGCACAACGATAAGGAGCGCCAGGGTCGTGTTTGACTTTAGGCGTATCCCAATCGTTCTTACCCATATGCGTTTGTGCGTCTATACGGAAACCGTCCACATTCATGTCTTCTAGCCAAAACGCAATGACGTTTTCCCAAAATTCCCATACTTCTTCGTTGTCAAAGTTCCAATCAATTTGCCCTTCTGTAAATGCGTGAAAAACGTATTTGTCGATAGTTGGTTCGTATTTCCAAACAGAACCGCCGAAAATAGCTTCCCAATCGTTTTGGGGTTCGTCGTACATATGAAACATTGCTTGTGCGCTTTTATCTCCTTTGAGTGCCATTTTGTAAATAGGATGTTCGATAGAACAATGATTAATAACTAAATCTAATAACACTTTAATGCCGTTAGCGTGGTACGTGTCAATCAATTCCGCCATATCCTCAAGCGTTCCGTATTCAGGCGCGATATCTTCGTAGTGTTTGATATCATAACCGTTGTCATAACCGCTGTGAGGGTAACAAGGCGAAATCCAAATTGCTTCCACGCCTAAGTCTTTGTAGTATTCCGCTTTCGCTGTGATGTTCTTTAATTTTCCCCATTGGCTAGGGTAGATTTGCATAATTACTGCCATGATTCTCCGCCTCCTTCAATCGTTGCTACATCAAAATAAGAATCAATCCAAACGCTATCGACTTCGTGTAGAACACCGTCAACAACGACAGTCACAGGCATATTCTTTCCGTATACTTTTTCAAATTGTTTCAATTGTTCGATAACTTCGCCCACTGTCATTCGTTATCCCTTCTTACGTAGCTTATTAATCAAATGCTTAACACGTGGAAACTTAATCGATGCCAACGCTTTTTCCTCTAACTCTCCATGTAGCAGCACTTCCTCCGTGATTGCTTTATCTTCTGTGTGAATTTCAACGCCTAATACTTTCTCTTCGAAGCCTCGACCTTCCATGTTTAAACCAATACCATCACGTGCTAGAATGAACTCAACAATGTCGGTAGCTCGCAATAATAAGAATACGCGCACATAAGCAGGGCCGTATTGGATATCGTAGCAAATATCCGCATTCACGTTATCGCTAATTGCTTTTAACGCGTTTAGCGCACTCTCCATTTCTAACTCTTCAAAACGGTTTAAACAATTCTTGTGAAACTCAAAAAACACTGTAAACATAGCACTCGTCCTTTCTACTTTCTACACTTTCCGACAAACAAGAAATACACGACATCAACAAATAAAACAGTGGTACAAATAGCAAACTCAACAAACATATAAAACACAATTTTAGCTTCCGTCCATTTATTCATGTTCATCCCTTCTTTTGATTTTAAATCAAGTTACGCCGTAACTTTTTCGCTATTTTTGAAAGTAATCCATTCGTTTAAATCTGTATCGCTTTTCTTTTGATTACACTCGAAACACGCGATTGCAACGTTATTTATGTTATGCTGTCCGCCTTTTGCGATAGGAATCAAATGCTCGACGGTGGCGGTGTGGGGTAGAGGTTGTTTCTGTCCGCCTATGATCATGAAGTCGTTTGTACATTCGCAACCACACCAACAACACGTATTGCCTTTTATTTTAATGATTTTCTTTTTCGTTAACCAACCTTGAAAGTTGCCGTTAAGCTTCGCTTGTTTCAAGCGACGTTTATTCATTGTCATGACGTTTTCTCCCTTTCCTCTATATTAATTATACAACGCATTGATTTTAAATCAAAATATGCCTTTGAATTTCTTCATCATTTTAATAGAGATAGAAATCAACCATGCACATGGTAGCATGAGTGTTCTATGAAAAAAGAGGGTAGGAGCGATCAGCTACCCTCTTTAATGCTGTGATTCCGCCTGATCTGGGCATACATGTTCCGAAAACGGCCCTACGCCCGTGCTACCGCACTTTTCGCAAATCCAATCATAATAACCGCCTGTTTCTTCTTCTGGTTCTTGTTCTGCGTGCATTACTTTGTCGTGAACCTCTTTAGGAATATTATTTTGGATCTGTTGTCCACATTTATCGCAAGTCCATGTATTAGCTTCCTGCGCTTGTTGTGCCGCTTCTTGTGCTGCTTTTGCGTTAGCTTCTGCCGCAAGTTGCGCTTCTAGCGCTTCATGTTCTGCTTGTGTTTGCGCTTCTTGTGCTTCTTTGACAGCTTCTTGAGCTTCTTGTAACGCTTGCATTTCATCTTGCGCAGGTTGCTCAACTACAGGTTGTTCAATTGTAGGTCGTTCAACTTCTGGCGTTTCTACCACTGTGACAATTGCTTTTTTGTTGTCGCAAGGTTGTGCCATCGTGATAACGTCCACTTGTTCAGTTGTATCAGCTTCCGCCGTTTGCGTCATTCCTATTGTTGCGGTTGCTAGTAACGCAACTCCTATTTTTGTTAGTAACATTTTCAGTACCTCCTTATTTTTCGAACAATGTAATTGTATCGTCAATGTGATTATGTGCAATCACTTGTTTTCCGTCTAAGTTTTGCACTTGTCCAGCATTGAATTTGCCGTCGGTATCTTTACCTGTTACATTGATAGTCCAACCTTTGGGCGCGTGTTCAGCGATAACTTCCAAATTATCATCAAAATTCTTTTTAGCTGTGTTTCCCATCGTCAAGTTTAACTCTACCACTAAGATATCTTTTTTGACTTTTGCTTTCTTGAAACCTCCGAACCATTTGCCTTCCTTCTTGATTTTCTTGATAGCTTTCTTAACTGTTTTAGCCTTCGCAGGTTTTACTACTTCGTCTTTTTGAGCTAGCTCGTCCGTGATAACTAGCACTTGTTCGTCGTCGATAACTGTTTGTTCCATTGCGTCAACTGTTTGCGTCATTCCAATAGTTGTTACTGCCAATAAAGTTATGATCCCTTTGATTGTTTTGTTCATCATTTCAATCTCTCCCTTTCTTTATTACACCTTTATTATAAATGCTAGTTGATTTTAAATCAATAGATAAGCTCGGAATTTATAACCAATGCAAATCGATTATTTCTGCATTGTCGAAGTTCTCAAACACCAACCAACGAACAGCGTTCACATTTTTCGCTTTCCCTTTGAACTCGGTTAACATTTTGCCGTTCACTAAAATCAACGCCTCAAACTTCTTATCCATTTCTTTCAGCTCCTTTCTTATATCCCTCTCTCTATATATAATATACAATTGACTTGATTTTAAATCAAGCAACGCACTCAAAAAAAAGGCTACTTTATCATTCAAAAGAATAATAGAATAGCCTTTTACTATAAACGTTTATTTGAAATAAATCTCTACGTCTTTATCACGGATCACAATTCTTTCTATTATACGTTCCAAAACTTCTCGCAACGTGTCCTTGTCTAGCGCATCCCAATCTATACCGTCTAACCATTGGTAGTTTTCTACAGAATCGGCCGCTTGCATCCTCATCCTTTCTAACTGCTTCGCTAACTTGTCACGCGACTTGTCAAGTTCTTTCGACTTCTTGTTAAACATTTCGTTATCCAAGTGTTCATTTAAATATAAATCAAGCAACCGTTCTTTTTGTTTATCAATAGTGGCAATTTGATTTTCGACCGGTTTAAAATCAAACGCGCGCTTTTTCGCCTTGTGTTTTAACGGCAAACGTTTCACTTGCTCCATAACCGCTTGTTCTAACTCATCAACTCTTATATGCGGTTGTTCGCACGTTCTGCCGTGTTTTTGTTTATACTTCCATGTCCTAGCGTTACAGCGATAATAGGCGCGTCGATATTCTTTGCCGTTGTGTTTTGATCGGCTTTCATAAGCGCTGCAACGTTCGCCGCACTTGCCGCAATAGATAAGTCCTGACAATAAATAAGTACGTTTAAATGGTAAACTAGACGCCCTAGCGTTCATTCTGGCGTTTGCTTTGTCGAATAATTCTTTGCTAATGATCGGCTCGTGTTGTCCGTCAAATGTTTCGCCGTCGAATTGTATCTTGCCGATATAAACCGGATTGGCAATTCTACGCCTGATTGTCGTGTCATATGTGTTAAACTCTTTCGCTACACTAGAAACGCTTTTTCCGTTCGCAATCATTTCAAATGTCGCCTTCACTTCGTTAGATTCATTTTCAAAACGTTTTAATTCTCCGGTTTCCACGTCGTAACGGTATCCGAATGGGATAATTCCGCCGCCGTGGTGAAAACCTCTTTTTGCTCGATGAGCGCGGCCAGAGAAAAGACGTTCTGTAATGTTATCTCTTTCTAATTGGGCAAACACGGATAACATTCCGATCATTGCACGCCCGAAAGACGAGGTGGTGTCGAAACTTTCTTGTAATGAAACGAAAGCTACGCTGTTCTTCAAGAAAACATCTTCTATTAAGTACATAGTGTCTTTTTGCGACCTACTCAAGCGGTCTAAACGATAAACTAAAACGCAATCAAGTGCATTGTTTCCTACATCTTCAATGAGCTGTTTCAAGCCCGGACGTTCTAACTTTGCACCAGATTGCGCCGCATCAACATATTCTTTCACTACTGTATAATCTTTTGCGCTAGCAAACGCCCTTAGCTTTTCCAATTGTACCTTAATAGAATAACCATGCTTTTCTTGCTCCGCTGTCGAAACTCTTACATATAAACCTGTTCTCACGACTTCGCCTTCTCTTTTAAATAGTAGGGCGTACGATCATCCGTTAAACCGATCAAATAATCAGAACTGACCTCGAACAACCTTGCTAATATACGTAATTCTTTTGCACGCGGTAAGTTTACACCAGCTTCCCATTTCGCTACTGTTGAATGCGTGCCGCCGACAATCTCGGCAAGTTCCGCTTGCGTTAAATTCTTTTCAATGCGCAACCTTTTGTACCTTCTGCCTAAACTTTGCATTTTTCATTCCTCCTAATAATATGATAATTTAGTTTAAACTATTGTACCTTCTGCCTAAACTTTGCATTTTTCATTCCTCCTAATAATATGATAGTTTAGTTTAAACTATTCTTTCTTGTGTTGCAACCTAACCTTACAATGTTATTGATTTAAAGTCAAACTTTGTAATTTCAATAATTAAGAAAACTTAATAAGTTTTTTGTGAAAAAGTGAATTAAAACTCTTGACGATTGATTTTAAATCAATTAAACTATTTTTGTAAAGTTCGTTGATGTTAAATCAAAGGGAGGAAAAGCCTATGGAATGGCGCTATATCGTAAAGCCAATAGAATTAAAAAGACGGAGGATCGAATTGGGCGTTACTACAGAAAGGATGGCGAAAGTATTAAATATTCCAGAATATCGAATTATAAGTTATGAAAACAGGGAACGTGTTTGTACGCGTATATCGTACGAGCTAGCAGAGGAAATGAGTTGGTTCTTACATTGTGAAGTGAGTGATATCACTTATGAGTGGGGTTAACGTCAAATGCTTTGATCGCTTCGGTAACGAGATAGACGCGTCAAGTTATCAGCTTGCCGAGGAAATCACAAGTGAAATTTTCCTCATATTAGACGAAAGGATGATAGGGCATGACGAAGAAAGAGAAAGACTTATTCATCAAACTAATTAAAGAGAAGAAAAGCCAACTAGTGGAACAACAACATGATTTATCAACGATTGGCGAACTAACGCAAGCACGAGCAGACAAAATCGACAACGAGCTAAAAGAATTGACCGACACATTGCAACATCTGATTATTGGAACGTGATAACATGGCGAATTTATTCTTATTGTTAGCAAGTATCTTACTAATTTATGCAATCGAAACTAAGGAGGAAAAACGATGATTATCAAACATGACCTGAGCGCAGAAGGAATTAAGAACTTTGAACACGAACATTTACTGTATACAATCGATGAAATGTTAAGAATGGACAACGAACGACGTTGGGCAGAATTGACTGTTATTACTCACTTTGGAAATTGGATGGAAGACGATAAGAAAGTAAACACAGCACAAACGCTTATGTATCTAATTGAAATCGAGAAAGGGCGTTTAGACTGTCCGATGGGCAGAGACATGAGTTATATCGAACAATACTTACTTGTTAAATGGGCAAAAGAAGGCGTGCCAACTGTTAAAATAGCTAATCGCACGCGTCGAGATCCTAACACAATACGCCGTATTTTACGGCAACACAACATTGAGACAAAAGCACGCACCGCGCCTAAACCTGTAGTTATCGTGACACGTGACGGACAACGCCTTGATGTGGACAACGCAAAACAAGCATCGGAGACAGAATGGTGCGACATTACAGCAAACGCTTTACGAGTTCGTTTGTGTAAACATCGAGTGTACTCTAATAAGTTAGCAACTATCTATTACAAGGAGGATGAGGAAAAATGGAACTAATCGCGCTAGCTGTCGTCATTGTATTAGGGTATGTCGTTGCTTTGACATTAGATTATCGAGCGACAAAGAAAGAACAAGAAGAAATAGAACGTTGCAAAAAGGTTGACAAGTATTGTGATTATGACGATAATTAGTGTAGAAACTTGATTTTAAATCAAAGAAAGGAAGATAAACATGGGAGACGACAAGATGAGAAAAGCGCACTACCATAACCACAAGACACGCTTTGACTTTAGTTCTGGCGAATATCGTACGGTTTACTACTTCTTTAATGGCGCTGATGGATATTATGAATGCCTCGATGTTTTTTGGGATCGTGAATACTACCGCGTGCTTAGCACACCTTACAAACCAAACTACGGACATACGGTAAACCTTAAAGCGTTACAAGACGTTGACATCGCTATTCTGAAATCTATGCCGTGGGAAATTCGTGAACAGTACTGCAAACATCCGTTTGACGATGTGAAAAATTTGTTAGATTGTTTAGGGTTTCAGCGTGTCGAACAGTGGAGTGATAACGACGGCGCTTGGCACAATCGTCCGTGGAGCAGAGAAATTTCAAGATTTTAAAAACTAAGGAGGAAAACATCATACATACACAACAACTAAATTTTATCTGGGATTGCTATCAACACATGACGGAGGCTTTCAAGCAACAAGTCACTTTTGTAGATTACGCGATCGGTAACTACGACGAATTTATTTGGTTTGGGGAGGAATCATGATGGAACTTTTTGAAATGGTAAACAGCGAAGGTTCGCAAATAATGGTAAGCACTACAGTTGACAGTCGCGTCTGTATATTAATTGACGAAGATTCTCAAGGCGCAACTTTTAATTGGCAAAAGATATTTTTAACAGAAGACGAAGCGAAAGCTGTACGCCGTGCGTTAATGACTGCAATTTCAGATAACAAACTTAGAAAGGTTGAAGAATGATGCTTACATTTTTAGAGTTGTTACTTATATTGCTTGACGGGGTTGCTTTGATTGGCGTAGGTATTCTGGCGTTAATCGAGGCAGAAAAAACGGATAGTTTAATTTGGTCGTTAGTGTTTTTCTTGTTAGCTATGGCTGATATCGGGATCGGCATCGCAGTTATTAGCGCGCTCATCATCTTGTGAGGAGGAATCGACATGATATTTCTAATACTATTATTGAGCGGGATTGCGATGTTAGGTTGTGGCGCATGGTTAATGCTATCGATTAATGAGACGAAAACTTTGCTAGATTGTTATTTTGCGGTATTGGCAGGTTTCATCGGTTTAGGGTTCGGGATGTTATTAATTATCGCTAGTTTGATGGCGTTATAGGAGGTAGAAAGATGAGTGCTTTTATTGCGGTTGTTTTAGGGTTGTGTTTAGCAGAATTTTGGCATGGTGAATATGAAAATGCGAAATGTACCGTGTCGAGAGTTATTAGTCTGATCGGACAATATGGATGTTACATTTTAACCTTGCTTTATTTATACGTAACTCTAGTTTAAGGAGTGAGCGTTATGCGTCGAAAAGTTTACGCATGTTATAAGGATATCGAACAAGAATTTGAGATTGACGAAGAGATAGAAGAAACGTTACTTTGCTTGCTGAAATATTTCGGCGAAGTGATTATCGAAAGTGACGGTGCTATCTTATCTAACACAAAAGGTCATAACGTACTAGGGTTTGTCAAACCTAAGAACCTAAACGAAAAGACACGAACACGTCACAAATTCAAAGGTCAAAAAGTTGCGAAATGGCGTTACAAACAAGAAACGGAGGAATAACGATGATTATAAAAATTCTATTGGTGGTAGCGATCTTTATCATAACAAATCACATCCAAAAAAGACGTTACCAGAAGAAACTAGACAACCTAACATTTTTAGGCATGGCAGTAAAAAGTAAAGGCGAAAACGCACAAATCACGCTAGCGACTAGCGAAGGCATGTACGAAATGGAAACAGACAAAGAAATGTTTATCAAAAAAGTGAAAGCGGGCTTGAAGGAGGAAGTGTAATGGAACGTGACATGTACGGCGACTTGATACTAGATGATTACTACAGCGACTACGAGCAAAAGATTTGTCCTGACAACTTAGCAACACATATGAACGACTGCTTAGGCGTTCGTAGTCCTTGCGACATTCTGGCAGACTTGATAGACATTTTTCCAGATGAAGATTACAAATACAACGACGAACTAGCGAAAGTGTTAGAACATGCAAAGAACGCAATCAAAGCAGAAATAAACACAGAACGCGATATTGCAGACTACTTGCAGTTGACTTATGAAAGGGTGGATACGGTATGACATTAGGCATGTTATTGACAGCTATAAATGAATGCGAATTTATCACAGTGTTCGATGCAAACGGAGACGTGATTGTAGAGGACCAGCTTAACGATCTTATATTAAGCATTGAGGTGTGGCCTTATTGGTTTGCGCTAGTTTCCGATATAGATACAGGTATTTCAAGCTCAAACGGATCGCTTCACGCGGTTATCGGTATCACAATCGACGATATAATCGAGGAGGAAAACTAATGAAATCACACTCTAACGAACTTAACGAACTATTCAAGGCAATGGCACAATTTCGATCGAACTTTAAACAACCGATGAAGGACGCGAACAATCCATTCTTCAAATCTAAATACGTACCACTAGAAAACATCACAGAAGCAATCGACAAAGCAATCGAGGGAACAGGTTTATCCTACACGCAATACGCAACAAGCGAGAATCAAGACGTTAGTGTATCAACGATGATTATGCACGAGAGCGGGCAATATATTGAGTTTGAACCGTTAACTTTGCCGGCTGTTAAGAGCGATCCGCAAGGGCTTGGATCGGCTGTGACTTATGCGCGCCGTTATGCGTTAGCAAGTGTATTCGGAGTTACGTCAGACAAAGATGATGATGGCAACGCATGCTCAGGCGACAACGCTCCTAAGAAAGCAAGCGAAACGCATATCCGAACAGCACGACTAAAAATCAATCAACTAGCCGAGAAACAAGGACTATCAGCAGAAGAAGCAGAGCAAGCTATCCTAAAACATTTCAAAGTAAAAGGCAAACTAGACAATGTAACAGCCGAACAAATAACACAAATTTTGTCATATTTGAAGTCTGTGGAAAACAAATAAATAACGCAACTTGATTTAAAATCAACTTGGGCGGTGGAAATTTCCGCCGTCCTTTTTAGGAGGTTAGGACGTGGCAAATCTACTTTACTTAGCAAAAGTCAAAAGTATAGACGACCGGGAAATGAAAATAGAACTAGCCGAGGATTTGAATATCGAACGTTTGCAGACGGTTTATCACGGCTACGCAGGCGCGCGGTATTGTGAGTTGCGTTTTCTTGATCCGCGTTCTTTCTCTGTGGATCAACGCAAATATTACTACGCATTATTAGGGGATATAAGCGCGTTTACAGGGCATCTGATTGAAGAGATAGATGACAATACCAGATGGAAGTTTAAAGCCCTCACAGGACGAAATATAAGCCTCTCAAACGGTTCTAGCAATACGAAAGACGATGTAGTCTTGTTGACAAACATCGCGCTCGATTTAGCTTTTGAGTTGAATGTTTCGCTGTCTAACAAGATACCGATCCCGGATAGGAATCTAGAGTACTACTTTTACAAGTGCTTAACTCATAGAAAGTGTTGCATTTGCGGCAAGCACGCGGACATCGATCACTTCGACGAAACTGTAGGAATGGGAAATAATCGGGATAAAGTAGACAAGACGAAGTTCACTTATTGCGCGTTATGCCGATCACACCACACTTTGAAGCACACCATCGGTTTAACAGAGTTTAAGAAAAGATTCCACGTGTATGGTATTACGCTAAACGCAGAAACGATTAAACGATTGAACATTTAGGAGGCATAGGGATATGGCGGACAACAAGAAATACTATTACTTGAAATTGAAAGATAATTTCTTTGACGATGAAAAAATACAAATCATCGAAGCAATGCCGGACGGAGACACATACGTGAACATCTTGCTCAAGTTGTACTTGCGAAGTCTTAAACGTGACGGAAAATTAATGGCAACCGATCGCATTCCTTACAGTCCAGAAACGTTAGCGGCTGTCGTCAAAAAACCTGTCGGGGTAGTCCGTGCCGCTGTCGAAATATTCAGACAATTCGAGCTAGTTGAAGTGTTAGATAACGGCGAAATGTATATGCTAGATATACAGAATTTTATCGGCACAAGTTCTACAGAAGGCGACCGTAAGCGAGAATACAGACGGAAAATCGCCGACGCGAAAGAGGGAAAAGATAACAAATTACCTCCTGTCAAAAGCGGACATTTGTCCGACGAACGTCCACCAGAGATTAGAGATAAGAGATTAGATAATATATATAGTTCGGCCAAACCCGAACGAGCGAAATTTAAATATAGCGAAAAGGATATGAAACTAGCTGAGAAACTCAAAGAGTTAGTAAGCAATCTTTATCCACAAACAGCAGAAAAAGCAAACTTAGAGAGTTGGGCTAACCAATTCAGGCTATTACACGAAAGCGACGGATACAATTATAGAGAAATCGGCGAAGTTATGCTTTGGGCATTAAACGATGATTTTTGGCAAAAGAATATTCGTAGTGCTGATAAGTTTAGAAAACAGTTTGAGCAACTGAAAGTAAAATCAGGCATAAACATTAAGCAACCTAAACGAAACGATCTGCAAGAAATCGACGGAGACTTTTCTGATATTGATCCAATGAACATGCAAGATATGTTTAAAAACAGATTCTAGGGAGGGCGAACAATGTTATTACGAGGAACTATGCAAGATGTAGGGAACTTATTGAACTACCCTAAGCAACTGAATTGGTGCGAAATGAAACCAGAATACTTCGAGACGGAGGAACTACAAGAAATAGTATCCGCGCTGATGAGCGTAGAAGATACTGATACCCTCTTACCTTTGCTAGACAAATTAAACGAAGGTAAAGATATTTTCGAGACAACGACGATCGATAAACTAGAAATGTTAAAAGGCTGCGACGATAGTGGCAAACCTTACGTCTACGAACGCGTGCCGTATTTCAAGCACGCTCACTATCAAGCACTGCTAAATGACGCATGGCAAGAATACAATGCCAACAAAACCACAGCGGCACTAGCGAAAATAAAAGAGTATATGGGCGTCCTAGAAACGTGTTACATGCCAGAAAACGAAAGCACACTAGAAGAATTGCAAGATAGATACCTAGCACGTATCAACGAGAAAGAATCGAAAGCGATTCGCACTTACGATTGGTACGATACAGAAACAGGCGGTTTGAAACCGGGCGACTTAGTTGTTATCGGTGCGCGTCCAGCGTGTGGTAAAACGCTCGTAGGAGTCGATATGAGCTTACGAGTATTGAAACGGAATAAAGATGTGGCGGTAGACTTTTTCACGCTAGAAATGGAACAAGAACGCTTATTAGACCGTTTTGTGTCTAGTGAAACGGGAATCGATTCGAAATACTTTAATGATCCGTCAAACCTTACTAACGAGCAACGTCAAGAAATCGAACGAGTTTATAAGAGAATGGTTAACGAATACAAATTGCGCGTGTTCGATTCACACGAAGGAACGCTTAACAGAATAATCCGACACATTAGAGAACGCGCTGAGTACGGCAAATATGTTGCTGTCATTGATTACATCGGACTAGTAGACGTTGAGGGCGTAGGGAACTTCGAGAGTGCAACCCGGTTGAAAATCCAAAAGGCAACACGCGAACTTAAATTGTTGGCTAACGAATTAGGGATTGCCGTCGTAGTCCTAGCTCAATTAAACCGAGCGAATGCACAGCGGCAAGACAAAACGCCACTACTAACCGACTTAAAAGATTCTGGTAGCTTAGAACAAGATGCGACGCAAGTTTTGCTATTACATCGCGCCGAGATCAATCATCCGCGTCCGGACGTCGATCCGCTTCGTGATAGTCCTAAGTTGCTTATGATGTTAGAAAAGAATCGTGTAGGGCGTACAAAGAAACAAGAAATGTTCATGAACTACGCTTGTATGCAAGCAATCGAATGGGATACACGAGCAATTGGGAAAACTTTTGATGAATTTTAAACAAAGGACTTGATTTTATATCAAGTCTTTTTTATAATATAAGCAAAGATAAGGAAAGGGGAGAGCGGCATGAGGATCGAATACTTAGACGAACACGGAAGTCGACGAGTAACAGAGGATAAAGACGGACTAGAAATCATGTTAGCGCAAAATGACAAGATCATTGTACGTTACGCAAAGCCTAGCCGTAAGTTACGCGCAAGAGTAGTGGATGGAAAGGTCGTAATGGAAGAAACGGAAAGCAACGGAGTTATCGAAATACCTGTTCTAAAAATTCTTCAAAAAAATAAACAAATCACTTGATTTAAAATCAACAATCCTTTATAATAAAGGCATAATAAAGAAAGGGGAGAGTAAGATGTTAACGAACCTTAGTGTAGAACAGATGGGTTTGTTGGGTTGGGCGGAAAAACAGGCGGAAGAAGCAAAACGTTTGGCGAAACAAGGAGGGAAATAATGAACGAACTACGTGCCTCTATTGAACACGACTTACGATCGAAAGGACTAGCGAACGAGATAACCGGACTTTATCATTCCGTTATCGGCGCTTGCGGCGTGGTATTCATGACAACGAACTCAGATATTTTGGTAGCCGTATCATCGGCTAGATGTGTAGCAGAAACGAACGTGGTGGACAAATACGTCACGCAGTTGGAAGATATGACGGATGTATTTGTAAACTACATTCAGGAGGGGAGGTAAAAAAATGGACCTTGTTTCACGATACAGCGACGTCATTCTAAAAAAGATCATGGTAAAGATTCAAAAGGATAAAAAAGCAAAGGCGCGGGCCGAATTAGTTGAAATGGAAACGGCGGAAACAGGCGCAGGCGTCAGAACGTCAAGACATTGGAAAGCTGCCGCGAATAACGAGTTTTATTACAAAGAGATTCAAAAAGGTTTCGAAGAAATGCGCGAGTTAGATAGGCAGACAGGCTGGAGCAAGAAGCTTTATCAAGATCGCTTTAAGTTCACGGAAAAATACAAAGAGATATTAGACGAATACATGGAGGATAGCGGAGCGGAGAAGGGAGCGAAACGATGAAATTAGAACTAACCGAACTAGAATTGTTGCACGTCCTTGCGATGTTAGATACAAACGAAGTTAAAGACAACGAAATGCACGCTAAACTTGTATACAAACTAGAGAAAGGTCAAATCGACAAGTTGTCGCGCTTGCCAGATGCAGGAGAACTGATGGCAAAACTAACTAAACTAGATACGCTTGTAGTGTACGAGAAGTTCTTAGAAGTAGCAGAAGAGTTGAAACTAGTCACAATTGAATAGTGAGGCGAGGGCTATGTTAAAAGGCACAATGACCGGAAATGAGTACTCGGCAATACTAAAAGAGAACGGCTTAGTACGTAGTCCAACCGTTCGCATTTTAGAAGAACAGATAGCGATACTAAACAGGCACGCAGAAGAAGCTATGAAGCGCGGAGACATCAAAGGCGCTAGTGAACTACAGCAACTAGCTGAGACGACGAAGTGGGAAGCGATAGAACTTGCAGAGGTGGAAAAAGCGCAGGGCTATTCGTTTATAACAGACTGACACCTCACGGAATCGATTTTAAGGGGTCTAGCGTGCGATTTAAGACGTTTTAAACTATTTCAGGTGTAATTATCCATGAAAGGGGTAAAAAAGAATGGACGAGATTTTAGACGGCAATTATAAAATGAATAAGTTTCAGATCGGCAGTGTGATAGAATCATGCAACCCTTACAAGTCGGATAAAATAGTCGTAGATTTTGAGACGACAGCGGACGGCGTAGGAATATACACGGTGGAGCTCGCCGGCGATTCGGAAGGGATAAGAACAGAATTTACACAAGAGTATATCGAAAGCGAGTACCACTTGAAAGAAGGCGAAGGGGATGAAAATTGACAAAGGAGACAAGGTTGTTTGCAATTGTGAGGCATGGGGTATTATCGAAGAAGTCGGCGTAGTGTCGAACGTTTTAGAGGGCGCTAAAAACAAATACGTAGTAGACCTTGACGATGGTTATAGCTATTTGCTGCGAGAAAACGAGGTTAGAAAACTGTAGAAACTTGATTTAAAATCAACTAACTGTTATTTTTAAGGAGGAATTCATTTGTTAAACACTGTTATTTTACAAGGTCGATTGACGAAAGATGTAGAGCTGAAACAAACAAGCACAGGTAAAGAGTTTGCTATCGTTTCGATCGCAGTACAACGTAGTTACAAAAATCACGAAGGCAATTATGACGCTGACTTTTTCGACGTGTTGTTTTCAGGTAAACAAGCGGAAAGTGTAGCGAAGTTTTTCCATAAGGGCGAAGCAATTCTTATCGAAGGTTCTATACAACAAAAACGATTCACAGACAAAAACGGCAATAACCGAACCACTTATAACATCGTGGCGAACAAATTCCATTTTAACGCAGGTGCACAACACCAAGAACCACGACAAGCACCGCAACAAACGAATCTAGGAGTTACACCACAAGACAGCTATCCGTTCGGCGGTACTGATATAGACCTTAGCGACGACGCATTACCATTTTAAGGAGGGGTAAGCGTGGACTTATATGCAATTGAAATCAGAAAATGCAACAAGAAAACAAAACGTTATGTGTCGTATTTAGGCAACAATATGCGCGAGGCAATTGATAAGCTCCGCGCTGAGTTCCCTAAACATGTATGGATCATCGAAGACGTGGAACTAGCAGTTAACTACAACGGAAGGAGGTAAACGAATGAAACAGCTACTAATTGAAGGCGAGTTAACCGCTTTGAATGCTTACGTGTCGGCGGAAAGGCGCAATCGCTATATCGCGGCTAAGATTAAAAAGAATGAAACGGGATATTGCCAAGAAGTAGCAGAAAAAAGCGAATTAAAATTACAAGAAACCGACTTTCCATGTGCACTAATAATAACATGGTACGTCAAAAATAAACGCAAGGACGCGGACAATATCGCGTTTGCGAAGAAGTTTATCTTAGACGGATTGGTAGAAGCTGGCGTGTTACCGAATGACAATCGAAAGTATGTGCAAGGCTTCACGGATATTGTAAAAGAAGATAAAGAACGTCAGCGTATCGAAATTACTTTTGTGCCAATTGAGGTGCTAGAAGAATGGATGAAAAACGTTTGTTAGAAGTGTTGGAGGGTATGCATGAAGGTTCGTTGCACAAGGTAAACAGGACGGAAGATGATTGGCTAAACGGCTTTCACGCAGGCAGAATGCACGCATGCGAAATTATTATCGAATTAATCAAGGAGGGGTAGGGATGATAACAGTTGGCGCGTTTTTGAGTTACGCAGAGCCAAATATGCTAGTTATGCGATACAACACACAAACAAAAGAATATGAAGGATTATACAGCGTTGATGATTTCATTAATGTTTATTGTGAAAGAAAAATACATTGGTTTGACATCACAAACTCTGGTTATTTAGTAATCGTATTGGAGGAAGAGAAATGAAACAACTAGAAATCATTGAAGAAAACGAAACAACAAGAATCAAAACCATTACAGAGGAACTGACGAAAGAAGACGCCTTACTTATGTTGTTAAATGCGTATATAAGGGTTTGCGATGCATACGACGTAGACGCGATTGAATTACTCGTAAGCAATATGTAACCAACGAAGGAGGAAGAATGATGAAAAAGGAGATTGTTATCACTTACGACGGATCGCATTCAAATATGCACATAGAGGACGCAAACGCGGGCGAAATGCTTATCATGTTAACAGAAGCGCTGACAGCACTTTGTGACGAATTGGGCGTGCCGTATGGGCAAGCGATCAAAATAGCTCGTAGAATGGAAGAAGAAGGCGAATTATGGGAAGGGGTAGAACGATGAAAGAAATCAAAATTACATTCGATAGCGAAGATATAAACGTGCAAGCGGGAGAAATGAGCGGGCGTGAATTTTTAACTGCGCTAGGCATGGCGTTTCTCGGCGGTTGCGAAAAATTCGGTTTAGAACCATTAAACGCAATTGAAACGCTTATGGATGCAGAAGACGAAACGAAACCCGATCCAGAAGATTATGAGTATTGGGAAGATTGGGAAGATGATTATGATTGTTGTGATGTTTGCGGGCGCTATTACAGTGATTGCGATTGCGACTAGGTGGCGCTGAGATGGTACAAGGAAAGTTTAAAAAAGGTGACGTGATACTTAACAGGCGCTGGGGCGTAATGTGGGAGGTTGTGAAAGTTCATCCCTTCCACTACATCATGAAGAACCTAGAAAACGATGTTATAGCAACGTTTCCTATTTTGCCTGTGGATGGCGCTAGTAGAAAGTTGACGGAAGATGAAAGGGGTTATCGCAATGTATAAGGCGAAAGTGTGGTATTTGGATAAAGACGGAGCGGCACAAGAGTTAGAAGAAATTTGCGAAACGCCAGAAAAGGCGGGCATGTTAATCAATTTAGTAATAACGGCGATGAGCAACGAAGGTAATCCAGATACGTTCACAAAAGCTAAAATTTACATGATAGGAGAGGAATGACGATGGATGCGATCATTCTAGCAATTTTAATATCTGGCGGCATTGTTTTGTTGGGTGCAGGGTTTGTGTGGTTAGCTTTAGAGTTAGTGGACTTTGTTATCAATCATTTTGACAAGTAACTTGATTTAAAATCAATAGGACGGTGGCGTTATGATTGAACTATATCACGTATACGACTATTACGGAACGTATGTTGATTTTTACCACGATTATGAAACGGCGCTAAGTATGGCGAATTGTTGCGGTGGTTACGTAGTAAGCAGCTTCGAAGTTGATTACGATGATCCCGACGATGATTGGGATGATTGGGAAGACAGAAAAGCGCGTAAGAAAATTCGCAAGAAAAGGAAACAAGGTTACATTGTTTAACGCTGTGTTTGGTGGGAAGTTGATTTAAAATCAAGGGCGATGTATAATAAGAATGTAGCCAAGAGCTACGGCATGGTTCTTTTCCTCCTTCCTATCCCTTTCCGAAAAGCGGCGTTATCGAATTCGATAGCGTCGTTTTTTAGTATGAACAAGGAGCTGATTACATGAAGGAATTTAACAACGAAATGAATAGTTTTATTGTGAATCACAGGCAAGTAAGCCGTAGTTGGTACAAACTAACGGATGAGTTTAATCGATCGTTCGGCACTCATTACTCATGGGAAAAGATACGTTCGCACTATAGACGGAATTTAGAAAGCGAGGTAAAAGAAATGCAGCAGGATGCAAGTGTGACGCTGAAAGAGAACGGAGAACAAATCAGTCAAATCAAAATCGCAATGACACGCGAGCAGAGCAAAGACCCGGACTATCTGTTAGAGGCTCACGGATACAATCCAAAACAGTGGAAAGTCAAAAGCGCTGTATCCAATATTTGGGATGGACAAACAGCGGACGGACCGCAAGTCATGTATCAATCCAAAATTACAGTTGCACCTCGCAAGCCGAACGAAATCAACATGAACGAACTCATTGAGGCAATCACAGCCGAAACAAAACCGGTTGTAATCGATTGCTATGAAGAGAAAAATACAGCTGCGAACACCGGTTTAATCATCAATCTTTCTGATTTACATTTCGGCATCTTAGAATACAACGAAGAATTGCGCAACATGCAAACGAAAATAGTGAACGCAATCATTTTAGAAAAACCTACTGATGTTCACATTAATTTATTAGGCGATATTTTTCATAGCGATTCGATGGTATTGGGAACAACGACGAAGGGAACGCGCGTCGATGATATCGACATGGTGAAAGCGATCGAAGACGCAAAAGAGTTTTTAGAACCGATCATCGATATGGCATACCACCGCGCCGAACACGTTAAGGTAAACATGGTGGTCGGCAATCACGACTTATCCATTAGTTATGTATTCGGCCAATACTTAAAAGCACGTTTTCAACGTACACCAATCAAATTTAACGTGAACTTACAACACCGCTTTGCGTGCAGAATAAACGGTAATATAATGATGTGTCTGGCACACGGAGATCTCGGACGCCGGAACTTGCCGATGATTTTTGCGACGGAATATTCAGAGATATGGGGTGCAACAAAAGAGCGTGTATGCTTCACAGGACATTTACACCACCAAAAGAAAGAGGTTACCTCTCCTGTAGACGATAAAGACGGCATGACAATTTATCAACAGCCGACAATTAAACCGAACGACTATTACGAAATCAAGAACGGATATGTTACATCTAAGAAAATGATACAGTTGTATTCATATGACGAAAAACATATCACGAAAATTCATCATCTGTATAAGTAGGAGGCGAAGTTGCGTTTCAAAAAGAAATATGATAATATAAAAGCGGTGCAAATGGTAACATTAGATACACCACGTAGCCGCTGACAAGTCGGAATGTCGGCGGTTTTTTTACGTTAGAAACCGCATGAAATCAACGCTAAGTTGATTTAAAATCAATAAAATGTTATAATTATATATGAAAAAGCGACGTGTTAAAACGTTGGATAACGAGGGGTCAAAGCTGAATTATTTACACATGGGGCATTAATGGGCGTAAGCGTGAGTGTTGTTAGTCCGCGCAAGCTGACGACCGGTAACGTGAGGCGCAAAACTAAGATACTTGTTAAGCCACCTTTGAGTATCAAGTCCGCTCCGGCGGCAAGGAGAAGACGTTCTCCTTTTTGGAGGGTACAGACGACGCGCGTTAGACGGTGCAATTCCGTCTACTCCATTTATCGAGCAGTGTACTATGGTATAACCTCGGAGGCGTATTGCTACGGCTTGCGCTTGACGGCATGGATGCTTCTATGCCGTCTACATATATCAACACTTCGACATAGTCGGGCACATATATTTATTGTAATGAGAACGGAGAGGGAAATATGGAAACATTAAGACATTTATTGCAGGGGATTGACGGCGATGTACACGTAACAATCGAATTATCCCCTTACTTAATCAGATGCTTAAAAGCAAAAGATGTAGAAAAGAGATATCCAGAATACCTAGATACAATCGTTAACGGTGTAACGACGGATGGAGACGGAGAACTCATCATTTCTCTTGTAACGAAGAGGCGAGAATAGAGGTGGTTAAAATGGCACAAGAAAACAGAGCAAATCAATTCATGGATAAACAAGAGCGCGAGCGTTTGATGCGAGAGTGTGCGATCTTGCTAATTATCAAACGTAAGAAAAAAGTCGAGGTTGCGGATGAATTAGGACTAACAATTCAAACGATTACAAAATGGACGCTACATGACGATACTTATCAACGTATTGCGAATGAGATAGCGCACCGTTATTTCACAGACTTGATAGGAGATTCGATTGATACCGTTAAAAAACTATTGAATGCGCGTTCCGAGAAAGTTCGGTTAGATGCGGCGAACAGTATCCTAGACAGAGCCGGCTTGAAACCTATCGAGAAAGTGGACGCTACTCACGACGTGAACTTCGAAATCGTGATCGGAGAATACGCGGAGGAAGAGGAATGACGAAAACAATCAAAGAAATATTAGAGGAAAAAGACAACGTGGTTATGTGTTATGTGTTTGATGAAGAAGCAAATAACATATGGACAGGCATATATAGTGAATTAATGAAGTCAGCCTTAAAGGAAGAAATAGCGTGCGAATACCACGAAATAGAAAACGCCGTGTACATTTATCTCGGTGACGGAGAAACTAAATGCGACGAATGCGGAGCGGCTATCGATTGCGAATGCATGACATGTCACGAATGTTATCCAGAAGCTACATGCGAAACGTGCGGATTTTGCCACATAGACCATTGGGAAGCTATGCATTGCTGGGCTTTGGAAAATGATCCGGACTATGACCCGTGGGATATTTAGAAAAAGGAGGAAGAAAAATGATAACTCTAGGAGACTTGTTAAGAATCATCAACGACGACGAGAGGGTAACTGTTGAAACACGAGAAGAAGAAACAAACGCGTTGTTAAATTGGCGGTATGGAACGCCTAGCTTATTGTCGAACATAAAAGAAATAAAAGACATTTGTTACGCGTACGTGGATGAAATAAAACTGGACTACGAAGGCGAAATAGTTATCACAATTCTGTTTGATACGGAGGACTAAGAAATGATGATACAAATACCGAAAGAGACCAAGAACAAAGTGGCGTTTGAGGAACTTGCCAATATGATTTTAGAAGAAGTTGAAAAAGGCGGAGCAGAGATAAGAGAATTAGATTTTAATCACGCATTCACAGGCAAGAACAAGTTAGAAGTCAACGTGCACTTGGTACTAGAAGACCGATAAGACGGAAGGAGGAAAAGTCATGATGGATTTATACGACTTGTTTGTATCAGTTCGACCTGATCAAATAATAAACATCGTGACAGACGCAGGAAAGATGAGAGGATACGCATTACATCTAATCGGCGTGACTGTCAACATCATGAGTAGAGAAGTGCTGGAATTACAACCGAAAGGCGATGAACTTTATATTTGGCTAGGAGGGTATGCGTCATGAACTTAATTGACACATACACCACAAATACGCGGTTAGTTGATATTTTACAATTGATTTCGTTGGACGAAAAAGTGAGAGTGCGCGATATTGATGACATCGAACCACCTACCGTAGTAACAGGCACGCCGAAGGAGATAGCTTCCAAAAAAGAAGAATGGCTACGTTGCGAAGTCTTGAGCGTTACACGCGAGTTTTCTGAAACGGAACTGATGCAAATCGACGTTATAGAAGACTAAGGGAGGGTGAAAGATGATAAAACTCGGTACGTTGTTATCTGTGTTAAATGATTTTGAAGAAGTGGTCATCCGTTACAAAGACAAAAATATCTTCATAGGGCAAGTGATGGATATGCCACGAAAATTACCTTTAAGTTATTGGTTTTACGATATAGCACTTGTCGTAGCATTGAGTAGAAAATTGCTCATTGAAATAGAACGGGAGTAGCAAAGAAAGGAGTTACGTAGGTATGAAAATCAACATTAAACATCCGGAACGTGTATTTAACAAACATATCTACGATATCTTGTACAACTATGATAGCCCTACAGAACTACACTATGGTGGGGGCTCGTCTGGCAAATCTCACGGAGTGGTACAAAAAGTAGTACTTAAAGCATTACAACCGTGGGATGTGCCTCGCCGTGTATTATGGATGCGTAAAGTAGGACGTACGATAAAAGATTCTATTTTCGAAGATGTGATCCGTTGCCTATCAAATTTCAAAATTTTACCATATTGCAAAGTGAATATGAGTGACTACCGCATTACGTTACCTAACGGTGCGGTATTCCTGTTTAAAGGTGCAGACGACATCGAGAAAGTAAAATCTATCAAAGCTGTATCGGATATCGTAATGGAAGAAGCGACGGAGTTCAATCAAGAGGACTACATGCAGTTAACGATCCGTTTGCGTGAACCTATTTACAAGAAACGTCAATTGTTTATGATGTTCAATCCGGTTAGTAAAGCGAATTGGGTATACAAGTTTTTCTTTGAACAAAAACAAGAAGACGTTGTAATTTATCACACTACATACAAGGACAATAAATTCCTAGATGAGGCAACCAAAAAGAACCTAGAACTGCTGATAGATCGCGATCCGGTGTATTATAAGATATATGCACTAGGTGAGTTCGCAACGCTAGACAAACTTGTCTTTCCTAAGAAAACCATTAAGCGATTGAACTATGACGAAATGAAAAACCACCCGAATTATTTCGGACTTGACTTCGGTTATACGAACGACCCTACAGCGTTTGTGAGGTTAGCAGTAGATAAACCGAACAAAAAGTTGTACGTCGTAGAAGAATGGGTGCGCAAAGGTCAAGAAAACGACAAAATAGCCCAAGCGATCACTGATATGGGGTATAGAAAAGAAAAGATAATGGCGGACGCAGCAGAGCCTAAATCCATTGCTGAGATACGACGGCTAGGCATTGACAGGATACAAGCTGTTAAAAAGAAACCGGACAGCATCTTACAAGGAATCGACTTTATCAAACAGTTTGACATTATCATTGATGATCGTTGTCCAAAAGTTATCGAAGAGTTTGAAAATTACACTTGGCAAAAAGACAAGAAAACAGGCGAATACATAAACAAACCGATAGATACATTTAACCACGGTATAGATGCAATGCGTTACGCATTAGAACCAATTAACGGCGGCGGACCGGGTCATGTGAAATCTATCAGCTTATAATTAAGGAGTGAACAACGTGAGATACTATAACCCTATTGACGGCGAGAAGAAGCCAAAACCCTTTCGTGTTCATCCGGGCACAGAGGTAACGCAAGACTTAGTAAATAAGTTCATTCAGAAGCATCAGATAAACAAAAGACGCTATAGCTACTTAATGGATATGTACGACAACCGAACAGACGTGTTTAACTTGCCAGACAAAGAGAAATACAAACCAGATAATCGTTTATCGATTGGATACGCAAGATACATCACAGATACGTTTACAGGTTATTTCAACGGTATCCCGATACATAAGCAACATGAAGAAGAAGCAGTGAACGAGCTTATTCAATTATTCGATGATGATAACGACATAGAAGACGAAGAAAGCGAACTAGCAAGATTGGCGTGCATCTACGGTCATTCATTCGAAATCATGTACCAAGACGAAGACAGTAAAACATGCGTATGCTACGTAGATCCGACAGAATGCTTTATCGTATATGACACAACGAAAGAAATGAAACCAGTTTTTGCTGTGCATTATGTACAAGATGAAGAAATGAAAGTATTTGGAACAGTCTACACGGAAACGGAAGAAATCGACATTGAAGGAAACGCAGGCAACGTAGTATTTAAAGACAGCACACCAAACATCTTTGACGGCATTCCAGTAATTGAGTTTATCTTAAACGATAGCCGGACAGGAATATTCGAGGGTGTCGTTAGTCTTATTAACGCAATGAACAAAGCAACATCAGAAAAAGCAAATGACGTAGACTACTTTGCAGATGCTTATCTAGCAATTACAGGGATGGAAGTCACAGAGGAAGACGCGAGAAAGATACGAGACAATCGGATCATAAATGCATACGGACCGGACGGAGCAAAAATAGAAATTAAATTCTTAGATAAACCAGATAGTGACGCCACGCAAGAAAACTTATTAGACAGATTACATAAGATGATATTCCAAATCTCGATGGTAGCTGATATCAGTGATGAGAATTTTGGCGCAACATCAGGAGTAGCATTAGAACATAAGTACCAAGCAATGAACAACTTAGCTCATGCATTCGATAGAAAGTTTCAATCGGCCTTACGACAAAGATACAAATTATTGTTTAGTCTAACGGTCAATATACCTCAACATTCAGCAGATTCTTACCAACAAATCGAATACACGTTTAAACGGAACATGCCAGTTGATTATCTAGCGCAGGCACAAGCGGCGACAACGACGGCAAATCTGACAAGCACGGAAACGGCGCTTAAAATTTTGGACATCGTTCAGGACGTACCGGCAGAGTTAAAACGTATCGAGGAAGAACGTGCGGAAAACATGAAACTAATCGAGGAAAACGGGGGATTTTACAATGATAGTGAAGCTAAAGACGAAGATTATGCTAACACTAACCAATCCAAAGGTGCAAATGATCCTGAAAGCGATGAATAGCCTATAACCGTTATTTAAATTTTGTATTTCGCCCGTGAGAGAAAATCATTTAAGGTTGTCACATCAACAACCCTAAATTTGATTTAAAATCAAACGGGCGTTATTTTTAGGAGGTGGCAGAATGGACTACTTCATAGAACGAGAGAAACGACACATCGAAGAAATGCTAACTAAAGACAGAGTAACTAAGCGAGAAATACAACGGATCATCGCACAAGCGCAAGCGGAGATAACACAACAGATCAATGATCTGAGAAAGAGCCTAGCCGGTAGAGAGAACATCTCTGTAGACGAACTACTTAAGCAAGCGGACAAAATGGACGTAGAACTATTTAGCGAGAAAGCGAAAGTTTATGTACAGACAAAAGACTTCAGTCCGCAGGCAAACAGAGAATTGCGCCTATATAACTACAAGATGAAAGTCAGTCGATTAGAACTCATCAAAGCACAATTAAATCTAGAACTCACAGCGATGATGAATGACATCGACAAATTAGTAGATAACGACCTATACAGCGACGCTATGAACGAGTTTAGAAGGCAAGCGGGTATTCTTAACGAAACAATGCCAAAAAGCCTTAGAACGCAAATTACAGCTATAATTAACGGTAGTTACTTAGATGAAGAAGGCAAGGACGGATTCGTGAAATTTTCATCCAAGCTATGGGGCTTTAAGCGAGTGTTACAAAGTGAGTTAGAACGATTGGTAACGAGAGCAACACTTGTCGGTCAACATCCGCGCGTAACAGCGCGAGAGATTAAACGTGTGTTTAACGTAACGACAAGTCAAGCGGTACGATTAGCTAGGACTGAAAGCACACGGATACAAACAGAGGTACAACACCGCATGTTTGAGAAAGCGAAGGTAAAACGATACATGGTTATCGGAGAGCCGGACGCATGCAGCAAGTGTACACCTTATCTAGGTAAAGTGTTTAGGATAGACGAATGGATATACACACCACCGTTTCATCCACACTGTAGATGTTCGGTAATAGCGTTACCTGACGACTATTATCCGTCCTAGCATTGAAGACGTTAAAAGCTATGGTACATAAAAGTGTAAGCATTGATCCACTATAAAAGCTATGGAAAAGGAGCGAATTAATATGTTTTACCAAAACAAGCTATTGAAGATGAATTTACAGATGTTTAGTGATCCCGATCCAGAAGATAAACCAAAACCAGGAGACAAACCATCCAATCCAACCCCACCAAAACCCGAACTAAAATACACGGATGAGGATGTCGACAAAATTATCGCTAAACGATTAGACCGTTGGCAAAAGGATCAAGAAGCTAAACAGAAAGAAGCTGAACGGTTAGCGACAATGAGTGCCGAGGAACGTGCGAACGAAGAAATCAAAAAGCTTAAAGCGCAAATCAAAACGTATGAGCAAGCGGAAACGCGTCATGCAATGGCGGCACAAGTTGAAAAAGAATTGAAAGAGGCTAATCTGACAGCGAGCGCGGACATGGTAGACATGTTAGTTCGTGAGACAGCAGAGGAAACAAACGCGGCAATCAAAGCATATGTGGCAAACATGGAAGCTATGCAGAAACAATGGGATGTAGAACGTAGCAAAGGCAAAGCGAAACCGGCGGCGCAACCTACATCGTTACCAAATGCGGACACAATGCCAACGAAAGATCAAATCTTACGCATGACTTATCGCGATCACGTGGCATTCAAACAAGCGCATCCAGAAGAATACAAACGAATCATGGGTAAATAATTACATAAAAAGGAGAATACATAATGAACGCAAAATTAATCAAAATGAACTTACAGATGTTCAGTCGTACACACGAAAACACAACTAACTTCAAAGACAAAGACGTATACGATCCAGAAGTACTAGCATCTATCGCACAAGCCAAATTTGACGGAGCTTTAATCTTTACACCACTTGCAGATGTAGACACTACTCTAGTAGGTGTACCGGGATCAACTATCACTATTCCAGCGTGGACTGCAATGCAAGACACTGTACCAACCATCGGCGAGTTGGAACAAATTCCAGTAGATCACATCCAACACACTCACAAAACAGTAACAATCCACAAAATCGCAAAAGGATTCGAAATTTCTGACGAAGCACAAGCGCTAGGATATGGCGACGCATTGGAAGAAGGCGTTCGTCAATTATCTACGTTGTTCCCTCGTCAATTAAACCGTGACTGTTTAGCAGCGTTGCAAGGTACTACTTTCACTATGAGCGAGGCAGTAACACTAAACTACGAAGGTGTTTGCTCGATGGCAGACAAATTCGTTAGCGAAGACGAACATCACTTAGTACTATTCCTTAACCCTGCCGACGCTACTGTGTTACGTCGTGAAATGGTTAAGAAATTCGGTCAAGTAGACAAAGCAGTAGATTATCTAATCAGTGGAACTATGATGATGGTAGACGGCGTGGAAGTCGTTAAATCTATGTTCATCGAAAAAGGCAAAGCTGTAATGGTAATGGTAGGTAACTACACAGACAGCAAGAACGATGATCCTGTTCTTAAAATCGTCAACAAAACTCCTATCAAAGTTGAGTTTGACCGCGACAAAGGAACACAAAAAGATATCGTCTACTACTCTACAATGTACGGCGTAGCTCTTTACAATGAAGCGCGCGCGTTGAAAGCTGACGTGAAAGCACCGGTTGCACCCTAAGGCTCCCCAAAAAGTAACTGTCACTACTAACCAAGCTGGCGAGGTAGGACATTATACAATCGGGGGAACTTATACAGAGAGCGACAACGTGACTGACGTTGTGTTAAAACGTGTAGACGGTAGAGCAGTAAGTATTACCAAGACGGTGGAACACGGAACGTTTTCAATCGATTGGAACATTTCTAGTTTAACGCCGAGCGAATACAAGTTACAAGTCATCGCTAAAAATGCGGTAGGAGATAGCGAACCTACAGATGTAACTGTTACCCTAACGCAACAGATGATTGACGGAACTGAACCAGGTCCACAAGGTTAACATACGAGCATTCTAAGGCGTTTAAATTCGTTTAGATGGGTAATCTATCACGAGAATGCCTTAGAATCGCTTATAAGGAGCGAGAAAAATGGATATTAGCAAAATGAAGTTGTTATTAACCGGCTCGCTTGATGAAAAACTACAGATTGTTAGTGAATTGACGGAACAACGGTTAGCGCGTTTGCTAGGGATCAACCTAGACGAGGCAGACATCCCCAGTTCATTCCAAGATGTGCTTTTCGACGTGTCATTAAAACGATTGAACAGAATCGGGCAAGAGGGAATGCAAAGTTATTCGCAAGAAGGCTTGTCGATGGCATTCCCTGATTCCGATTTTGATGAGTACATAGATGAGATAAACGCGTATAAAAAGGAGCATGACGGATCGGGCTTTATGCGTGTGAAGTTCATATGAGAACGCGAGAGGTAACATTTATCAAACGCACGATGAGATATGATCCATCACAAGGGAAACAAGTTCCTACCGATGTAACACTAAAAACAATGCATGTGAACGTAACAGACGTGGGTATCGAACGTAGTGCAACGGTGTACGGTAACGTAAAACAAGGGCAGAAAGAAATGCACTTTATGCCTTATGACTTTCCACCAGAAGACTATACACACGTGCTGCTCGATGGTAAGACATGGCAAGAGATAACGAGACGCGGCGAGGTACGTGTCACGGTTATCTTACAGGAGGTGTAGCGATGAGCGGTTACAAGTGTACCTTAGAAGGTAACGACGAGCTAATAAAAGCTTTACAGCATGCGCAGAAGCTTATAGAAGCTGAGAAAGTCGTCACTAAACACACTATCTTGCTAGCAAAGAAAATGAAAGAAGAGTGTCCGGTCGATACAGGCTTTTTGAGAAACTCCATCATTTTCGACATTGCTGATACGCTACGAGGCGAGGTTACACCAACAGCAGACTACGCCGCGTATGTAAACTACGGTACGCGTTACATGAGCGCTAACGAGTTCGTCGGGCGTGCATTCAATTATCAGAAAGTGCAATTCCTAGCGGATTTAAGGAGGTTAGTCGCATGAGCCCAGATCAAGAATTATACGATAAGTTGTTCGAGTTATCGCAAGGGTTAGGGTATAAAACATTTGACTACCTACCCGCCGAGGAAGAGGGCTATCCGTTCGTATACATCGGACAGACGCAAGAACTCCCACAAGGCAATAAGTTTGCCTACACAGGAGAAATGAACGTCACGTTGCACGTATACGGCGAAATAACGAACAGAAAGCTCGTTTCTGATATGAAAGGCAATCTATTGAAAGAAATCAAGCGATTAAAGGAAACACCTAGTTTCAAATGGTATTACGTAGACAGCGCAAGCCAGCCGTCGATGATACCAGAACAAAACACCGGTCAGATGCCACAACATCGTCCGTTATGGCATGCGATCATTCCAATCACACTAAAATACATAAATAAAGGAGCGTTATAAGATGGCAGAAGCAACACAAGGTAAACAGGTTATCTTGCTAGTGCGCCGGTTAGACGAAGCAACAAAGAAAGCGGCGGCAAAACCTTTATTCCAAATCGAACATACTATCAGCTATGAACGTTCGCTAGACGCTACTCAAACTAAAGACGGTGCGGTAAACAGTGATGGCGGATTAGAGGTTACACTATCACTAACTGGGTTAGCATCTAAAGACGACGGAAACGAGTACATGAAGAAAGCTGTAAAAGACGGCGCAGTCATGGAATTTTGGTCTGTAGACCTAAGTCAAGTAGGAACAAGCGACAACGCAGGTAAATACAAAGCTGAGTATATGCGCGGTAAAGTAGCTTCGTGGGAAGTACCTTACAACGTAGAAGACTTAGTAGAAATCAGTACAGAAGCAAATATCGACGGCGTGCCACAAGAAGGATATGCAACGGTAGCCGAAGATGTAATCGCGAAAGCGCAATATGTATTTGCGGATACTACAGTAGCAAGTGCGTAATCTAGGGGCGGTACATCCGCCCTTTCAATTAAAAATAAGAAGGAGTAATCTCGTATGTTAAACTATGAAATCGATAATAAAGTTTTAGAAGTGGTATTTACATTAGACGCTATCAACGCATTGGATCAAATCTACGCTGTAGAAATGCACGGCATTAAATTCGGGTTCGGCGTGCAACACGTACTATCCGACCTAGAACAAGGAAGCCCTATCGCGGTAGCAAATGTATTACAAGCTGTCCAAGTAGGTAAACCTACAAAAGTAGGCAAATTCTCTATTGAAAAGTTCATGATTGAAAATGACAACGTAGAGCAATTATGTGCTGAATTGCTAGAAGAAATAAAAAAGCAACCGTTGACGAAGACTATAGCGAAGAAAATGGAAGATCAAACAGCGGAAGCGGCCCAAACAATCGAATAAAAAAAGTTGAGACATACGAAGACATACTCTTATCCGCGTTTCGTTTCTTAGGTTGCACAAGTGCTGCGGAGGTTGGTGCAATGACATTGCAAGAGTACCGCCTTCGTATGCTTGCGTTTAAGCTCAGACAGGTAGATGAACGCAAGAAAATGCACGAACAAGCCTACTTGAATCAAGTTGTACAATCAACGGATAAAAGAGGCAAGCCGAAATTCAAGACGTTTGATGAGTTCTTCGACTACGAGAAAGAAATCGATAACGTATTGGATGGTACAAGATATGAACGCGATCACATCGATCCTAGTACAAGGGAGCGTATATTGAAACGGATAGGGCGGTTGAAAGAATACGATGAGCTAAAGGGAGGTAATTCCTGATGGGGCAAAGTTATTCAGTTACCGCCGTTCTACAAGCAATCGATAAAAACTTTAGTAGTACATATCAAAAGGCAGAGGCACAAGCGAAAGCCCTAGAAAAGCAAACGGAAAGCGTTGGCGGGCGATCCCAACAATCTAGTCAACAAACTAAGGCGGCGTGGGCAGAAGCTGGTACAACGATGACAAAAGTTGGCGCGGGCATGACGAAATATGTATCAGTGCCAATCGTCGCGGGATTTGCGGCAGCAACTAAAGTCGGCATGGAGTTTGAAGCGCAAATGAGCCGTGTACAAGCGATTCTAGGTGCTACACCATCCGACATGAAGAAACTGAACTCGCAAGCGAAACAACTTGGCGCAGATACCGCCTTTTCTGCTAAAGAAGCTGCCGACGGTATGGAACAATTGGCGTCCGCCGGTTTCAGCACCAACGAGGTTATGGAGGCAATGCCTGGACTACTAGACCTTGCCGCGATTTCTGGTAAGGATGTAGGAGCAGCATCCGAGTACGCCTCTAGCGCGGTCCGTCAGTTTCAACTAGACGCAAGCGAAACTGGACACGTTGCCGATGTGTTTGCACGTGCTGCCGCTGATACCAACGCAGAAACGAAAGATATGGGGTATGCGTTGAAATATGCCGGTACTGCCGCCGATTCCGCTGGTTGGTCTTTAGAACAGACTGCTGCCGCAATCGGAATCATGAGTAACGCCGGAATCAAAGGGGAACAAGCCGGTACAACACTGCGCGGTGCGTTAACTCGTTTGATGAAACCGACTGCAGCGATGAACGACACGATGGAGCAGTACGGTATCTCTATATACGATAGCAATGGTAAAATGAAATCCTTGTCCGGCATCACCGAACAATTACAAAGCAAACTAGGCGGTTTATCTGACGAACAAAAAAACAGCGCACTAGCTACCTTGTTCGGTACAGAATCATTAAGTGGGATGTTAGCACTAATGAACGCAGGACCGAACGAAATCGATAAACTAACCAAGTCACTAGAAAACTCCGACGGATCAGCGAAAAAAATGGCGGAGACAATGCAGAATAACCTAAAAGGTGCATTAGAAGAGGCTGGCGGTTCTTTAGAAACGATGGCAATCACAATCTACGAAGACTTAGAACCGACGCTCACACGCATTGTCAAGGCGTTTACAGACATGATTAACGCATTCAACGGACTGCCCGAGCCTGTACGTAAGTTTATCGTTGTATTCGCGGCAATCTTAGCAGTCACAGGACCACTCTTATGGGCGTTAGGTAAATTCACAACATTTATCCTCGGCATTCCCACGACAATCGCAAACACAATCACGATACTAGGTAAACTAGGTGGAGCATTCAAACTATTGTTTGGTGTTATCGCGGCTAATCCATTCGTAGCGATCACTATAGCGATTATTGGTTTAATCGCGTACTTTGTTTACTTATACAATGCTAACGAAGAGTTTAGGAAGAAAGTGGACGAGTGCTGGAACGCCGTTAAGGAAACGGTTAAAAGCTCAGTGGAACAATTTCAGCGCGACATTGACGACATCAAGCGTTTCTTTACAGAAGGTTGGGAAACCGTCAAAACCAAAGCAAGCGAAGCGTGGGAAGCAATCAAAGGCTTTCCTAAGAGCGCGTCTGACTACATCAAACAAACGTGGGAAGGTACAAAACAATGGTTTGCTGACACATGGGAAGGCATCAAACAAGGCGCTATCAACAAATGGGAAGAGCTGAAACAAGGCGTTGTTGACAAGTGTAACAACTTAGTAGACGGCGCGCAACGTGCATGGGATAACTTCAAACAAGGCGTATCTGACGCTGTAGACCGCGTAACAGGTTTCTTCGATCGTTTGTGGAATATCGATCTAGCGGCGGCAGGACGCGCGATTATTGATGGCTTCTTGAATGGTATCAAAGAAAAATTCGAGAGCGTGAAGAGTTTCGTAGGCGGGATTGCCGATTGGATCAAGGATCACAAAGGACCTATCAGTTATGACAAGCGTTTGTTAATTCCAGCCGGTAAAGCGATCATGAACGGATTGCTAGGCGGACTAGAAAGCAAGTTCGGTGCAGTGCAAAGCTTCGTTAAGAGCGTGACGGCTTGTCTAAGTGATACCAGCGTAACGAATGGTATCGATAGTGCAATTAACGACGTGAATCCGACAATGACAATCGACAAGAACACAAAATCACGTGTACG